CCAGCGCCTCGAAGCCACGGTCGGTCGTGGTGGCCGCGTCCATCTTCGGCTGGATGGCCTTGTTGACGATGATGGTGGCATCGGCAATCGTCAGGAACTCGAGGTCGTTGACGGGGTCAGAGGTCGCCAAGTAGTCGAAGTCACCGCCGGCCCCGAAGGTGGCCACATCGCCGTTGATGTCGTAGACGGTGTTGACGGACCCATCAGCGAGGTCATAGACCTTCAGCCGCTTGTCCTGAGCCGCCACGACGTACCGCTCCGTCGCGTCACGGTTGATCGTGTGGTAGGCGACAGCGCCAGTGAAGGCTGCTGCGAGCTCGCCCACATGCTCCGTAGGGGGCCTCTTGCGGAGCCCCTCGATGATGGTGCCAAGGGCGTTCTCCTGCACCTCAGCCTGGGAGGCGAAGCGCCGCGTCGGCGGTTGCTGGCTGACACCCCCGACCATGCTGTCGGTGGAGTGTGTGATCAGCCCCATCAGTAGCGGATCCTGCGGCTCACGCTCTGTCGGGCCACCACGCGGTACACATCGTTGTTCCCGGTGAGGTAGTTGTGATCAGCCGTGTCACCCTCGGCGTCCTTGAGGTCCGTCAGGGCTTGGTACTCGTCCGCCAGCGTGAAGTTGTGCTGGGGGCCGTAGCCCACCACACGATCAGCGAAGACCCGCGCAGAGCGGATCATGATGTAGCGACGAGCCACCTCGGGGAGCTGGGTCCACTCAAGGTTGTAGATGATGTCCACGGTCACGGTGTCAGTGATCGTGTAGGTGTGGCCCTTGCGGTCGTAGAGAAGCGTGCCTCTCTGCACCAGATCGAGGTTGCTGTTGTGGCCAGTGGATCCATCGATTCGCAGCACCGTCTCCGCGAGCACGACTTGGTCGCCCACGGGGGTCAGCTTGACCTCGGTCTCGTAGTTGAAGGACCAGCCCCGCGAGAGCACCTCTCGGCGCGTCTCCCGCAGGATGTTCTTGGCGATGGCGACTTCAGCTCCAGCGTCCAGGCTGCTGACTGGCTGGCTGCCGACTGCCGACAGCATCGTGTTGACGGCCTCTAGCTCGGTCGTGAAGTTGCTCATGCTCTAGTGGTGGGGAAAGGCCGGGAGCCCACGAATGGACCCCCGGCCAGAAGCATCACACAGAGTGGCCAGAGGCCACCCCATGAACGTCAGGCGGTCTTGATGAGCGCGCACGCCTCCGGGCGGAGGTAGTTGTGCCCCATCGCGTACTTGGCGAGCATCAGCGTGCTCAGGCGCTCGAGCTGGTACTCGGTCGCCACGGACAGGTCCGCCATCTTCACGGTGCCAACGGCGCTGCGGTGGAAGCCGAGGGCAACGATGTTCGACCAGTTGCCGTTGTAGCCAACGCCAGAACCGCCGAAGACATCGTTCTTGGAGCCGTCGTCCGCAACCGCAGACAGATCGCCAGAGCCGAAGTTGTTGGTCTTGACGATCGTCATACCCGCCACCTTCAGCACGCTGGCGTCAGCGAAGTCGCCGTTGCCAGAGGTGAAGTCACGGTTGACGAGGTCCGTCTTGTCGGCCAGCAGGTAGTACTGCTCCGGCTTGACAGCGAAGTACCGCTCGTCAGAGGGCACATCGTTCTCGTCAAAGGTCTGAGCGATCGTGAAGGCCGAGTCGATCAGGCTGTCCACGTTGGTGTCCGCATCAGCGTCCGTGATCTGCTTACCAGCAGCGGTCACGCCAGAGATGTTGGCCGAAGCCGTGGCACCCGCGTAGATCGTCGAGAGGATGTGCTCATCGGCCTCCTTGGCAAGCGCACGCCCGATGGCGGACGAGTACTCGCTGCGGTAGTCCCAGTGCGACTTCATCGCATCGAGGTCGTCAACGAGGACGCTCGACACGAGGCAGTCGTCAATGAAGATCTCGCGCTCGGTGACCTTGATCTTGCTGAGGTACGCAGCGGACTGCGAGTCAGCATCAGTGATCACGGACTCACCGGGGGTGTGCCACTTGGCAGCGGCGGTCCCGATGACGGGGAAGGTGGCGCTCTTACCAGTCGAGATCGTTCGCGACATGGTAAGAGGCATGAACTTGTTGGCCTCTTGGAAGGTGGCGAGGATCTCGCCCGCCCAGACCTTGAGGAAGTTGGCGTTGGCATCGCCATCGGCCAGGTTCTGACCCAGCCGTGAGATATCGGAAGCAGCCATTGCTGGTCTCCTGTATCAGTTGTCTATCAGAAGTGGTTGTTGGTCCGTAGGACCCCGGTACTCCTGACACCTACTCCATCGCCTGGAGCAGCCGGTTGTCCGCCGAAGCGGGCCGGGACAGACATCGATGCTCGATGTCAGGCGTTCGTCTGTTGGCCTACAGGCTCACCACGCATGCGGCGCTTGCTGTCGCGCATGCGGTTGGTGGTGTAGGCACCGCCGGCGATCGAAGCGCCAACGGCAGCCAGTAGGTCCACAAGGTGGCCACCGCCAAGGATCCCACCAGCGGCAGCCTTGGCGGTCATCTGCACACGCTCGACCTCGGCCTTCACATGGTCCTCGAGCTCACCCCACGCATCTGCCACCGTCTGGTCCCGCTCCTCGCGGATGTCCTCAAGCTCCTCGTCGAGCTCCTCTGCGGTGATGGTGCCGTCGCTGTGGTCAGCGTAGGCATCCAAGGTGGCCACCTGAGACTCCTGTAGAGCCTCGACGATGCGCCCCTCGGTCTCAGCGAGCTGGGCACCGATGCAGGAAGGAAGGAGGAGGAGAAGAACGGGCCAGAGGCGGGCAGCGTGCATCACATTACGTTGGAACGGGAGAGCCTGTCCTGCACGCGGGCGCGGAAGGCGGGGTCGGTCTTGTACTCCTTGCTCCTCATGTCGGTCATGAGTTGAGCAACGGACTCGTAGGGCGCGAGGCCACCAGGGCCAACGGGCTCGCTGGGGAGCAGGTTGGCGCGGGTGCCGGCGGGGGAGCCTTGGCGGTACTGAGCCATGAGGCCGCGGACGGCAACGGTCGCCGTGGTGAGGTCTCCACTCTCCACCTGCTCGTTGTAGGCCACGATCTCCTCGGGGCTCATGTTCTGCGCCGCCCAGGCCAGAGCCTCGCCATACGCTTCTTCACCACCGACCTGAGCGAAGATCTGGTTGACCTCGGCAGCTTGGACGGCCTGCTGTCCCTCCATGAATGCCTGGACCAGATCGCGGCTGAGACCCATACCCTCAAGCTGCGTGAAGCTCTCCTCAGAGAGTGCTCCAGTGGAGTAGAACTCCTCAGCGAAGGGCTCGAGGGCCTGAGTGCCGACGCCAACTTCAGGGGCGCTGTCCTCAACCTCAGGGGCTTCTGCCTCCTGCTGACCCATGCGGGACTGGAGCTCCGCGTAGGCACGCGCGAGGTCTTCAGGCGACTCGAACTTGTCATCCAGCCATTCAGGGCGCTCAGGCGCGTCCTGCTCTTGTGTCGGTTGCGGGTCGGTCGGCAGGTTGACGAAGCCTTCGCTGTTGCTGGTGGCCTCGGTGGCCGGCGCGTTGGGGGCTTCGGGTCCAGAGGGACCGTCGCTGCTGATGCTGACGCTGTGGGTTTCACCCATCGGTTTGCTGCTCCTGTTGTGATGCTTGGGCCGCGAGCTTCATGGCGTCCGGGCCGAGTTGGTTGACCATCTGCGCCTGCATCATCTGCTGGCGCTCGGCCTCGATCTGCTCCTGCGACTTGATCAACCCATCGGTGACCAGGCCCAGAGCAGTGGCGCGGCGGGCGAGGTAGTCACCCATGTTCATGAACTGCGCCAGTACTTCGGGTCCAACCTGCTGCATGGCTCCAGCGATGAACTGGTCCAGCCTCATCAGGTCAGCCCCTCGCCCCAGCGCCTCGACTCCTGTCACGATGCTGGGGTGAACGATGTCCTTCGGCAGCTTGGGCAGCCGCCGCTCACGGGTCATGCGGTCCATGATCAGCGTCACGAGCGGGAGCTGCATGCTGGCGCTGAGGGCCGCGTAGGAGCCGCTGAGGACGCTTTCGAGCTCCTCGGACAGCACCCGCCACTCAGTAGCCGTCACGCGCTCACCCTTGCGCTGGAGCCCGCTGGACATGAGAAAGGCCATGCCGAGGCGGTCACGGATCTGGCCAGCGGCCTCGAAGGCGATCCGCATGTCGGCAGCCTTGTTCCCCATGGTCACCATGGAGACATCCTGCTCACGTCCCTCGCGGATGGCTCCGTTGGGGCTGTCGGCCAGCGTGCGCGCCCTGGTGGGGGACGCAGGGTCCACCAGCCAGAGGCACTTGGAGGCCATGGCAGCCGCTTCCACAAGGCCCTGCGAGAGGCCCTCGAGGGACTTGAGGTCGCCCAGGTACTGGGTGGCGTAGCCGTAGGCGTAGCTCTCCCCGGTCACCTCGTCCATGCGGAGCGCGAGGTAGGGCAGGGTGTCCTCGGTGTACTCACCCATGGTCGATTCGACCACTTCGCCAGCCACCTCTTGGTACACCTCGAACCGCTTGTCGTCGATCCGGTGGATGCAGGTGTACACATCCACGGTGTCCTCAGGCCCCTTGGCGTCAGGGATGAGCGCCCGGAGCTCGTCAGGCAGAGCCGCCGGCGCGATCTGCTCCTTGAGCAGGATCTTCATCATGCGCCCGCTGGGGTCACGCTTGAGGACGTAGCGGTCCAGCTTGTACACCCGCATACCACCGTCAGGCGGGAGGTAGACCAGGGCGTTGCCGGCGATGACGAGCTGCTTGATGGCCTCGAACAGCGCCGGCCTGTAGCCCTCAGCCTCGACCTCCGCCATGACGGCTTGCTCGATCTTGTTCAGCGTGGTCTCGACCTCGGTGCGGACAGCGGGATCCCCGGTCACCTCGTCGAGCTTGTACGGATCGACCTGGAGCTTGAAGAACGGCGTGTTCGGCGGGAACAGCGCCATCAGGAGCTTCGAGCTCAGGGATGCCACAGCCTGGGCACCGATGCCCTGGTAGGGCGTAGGAAGATCAGTGGTGCCTCGGTAGCCCTGCTCCACCATCAGGTGGGGGATCGTGAGCGCAGCCACCGCACGAGCGCGGTCAAGGAAGCTCTCGCGCTCCGCTGCGTACCTCTCGTAGGTGCTGGCCGCTGATCCGTAGAAGTGCATCAGTATTTCAGCGGGATGCGGAGGCGGCTCATCATCGAGCGGCTGTCGCCCCCGAAGGAAGGCATGCGGGACTTCAGTGCATCAGAAGGCTGAAGCTGCGTGGCAGTCGGCTGAGGGGCCGGCGGTGCGGCAGCGGGGGCAGCCGGCGCCTTCGGCATCTTCGGGCTGGAGATACACATGGTCTGTGGGGAAGAAGGTGGGGGTCACCTCCGTGCGTAAAGGCGACCCCCTGGGAGGGGACACTAGGTCTGGGACTCTCTGGTCTGCTGCTCGTACTCAGCAATGAGGAGCGCGACAACGCTGCGTTGCCCGACCGCGTACCAGATCTGGCGCTCTCCAGAATCCAAGCTGGGGCATTCGTCGGGAAACAGCTCGTCCAACCGCTCCAGCAGGGGTTTTGGTACGGCAGGAAACTTGGACTCCGTAGGGGAATCGACCACGGGCTTGGTGGTCACTTTCACACCGAGGCCATCACTCGCCATCGGTCACCTCTCGCTTCTGCATGTAGGCCGCCAGCAGGATGCTGTAGTTGATGATGTCCAGCAGGGCGTCCATGGCACCCTCGTTGTCCACCGCAAGGCGGCCGTCGCGCACGAAGGTCACCAAGCGGTTGAGCTTGTCGCTCATGCGGATCAGGAAGCCGGTCTCAGTGCGCGCCAGCCCTAGCTGCTCACAGGTCTCGAAGTTCCTCCAAGGGCTCATGCCCTCCGCGCCGGCGTAGTCGTGGTTCTTCTTGGCGCAGATCTGGTACGCCCGGTAGCAGAAGGCCAGATGGAACTCAAGGAGCTCATCGACCGCTGTCTTCACTTGTGCTTCTTCGGGTCCCACAGGGTCACCTCGTGTGTGTTCTGGTCGTAGAGGGCAGGGGTCAGGATCTTGGCCATGCGGGCCTGGAGCAGCGCCTCGGTCTCGTTAAGCCCCTTGGCCTCGTAGGCGCTGACCACCTCGTCCCAGGTGCCTGCCTCCAGCAGCTTCTCGGCGGTCTTGGGTCCGCACCCCGGCAGTCCGGGGTAGCCATCGGTGCTGTCACCAGTCAGCGTCTGGAGCAGGTGCTTCCGGCGGGCTGACTTGTAGGTGATCGTCTGCACCCCCAGATCAGGCTTCCCCGGCTTGAACAGCTTGCAGGGGATGGTCTCCAGATCCTTGTCGTCGGAGACCACGATCTTGGGCGAGGGTACGCTGTGGCTCTTGGCCAGGATCCCCAGCACATCGTCGGCCTCGAGGGCTGGCCACTCGATCGTCTCCCACTTGGTCTTGGCCCAAGAGCGCAGCTGGCGGAACACCACGGGCTTGCGGCCCTTCTTGCGCGCTGCCTTGTAGCTGCTGTTCAGCGCGTGCCGAAAGGTCTTCCGCGCACTGAAGGCGAGGATGGTGCGGACGCTACCGAGGAGCTCCTCAAGGTGCTCGATGTCCCGCTGGAGATCTGCCTTGGCCTCCTTGAGGTCAGCGTGCAGCGACCAGATCTCGTCGTCGGGATCCCAGCAGATCTCTTGCTCGCACCGGACAGAGGCCCGGTGGACGAGGATGTCTGCATCAATCAGCAGGGTGTTCTTCTTCTTCCTCTTCCTCATCATACTCGACGTACTTCAGCGACTTGAGTTGAGCCTCCAGCCCCTGTCGCGTAGGGCCGGGGGGTGTTCCTCGCAGCGCCAGGCACACAAGGGCCTGGAGCTTCTTCTCTCTCAGGAAGGGCAGAACGTCCTCAAGCAACACCGCCGCGTTGTCGCCGTGGACGCGCCACTTGTAGCAGGTGCGGTTGTTGGGCTTGCGGCGGTCAGATCGCTTCTGGATGTGCCCTCCGTACAAGCTCTTGAAGACCCGAATCGTGTAGGGGTAGATCGAATCGACAGACACCGCGAGTCGCCCGTTCTTGAAGATCAGGCACCCTTCTCCGTCGATGTACCCCGCTAGGTAGATGCGTAGTGCCTCAGTGCGTTTCTGCCCAGTTCCGCCCAATGCTGGTGTCCCCGTCCAGACGGACGTTCAGGGAGTAAGACTGACCCGCCGCCCGGATCGCAGAAGGTGCCAGCTCTGCAACTGTGTCCGCGTGCTTCTCAACGACCTCGATTTGCCACTCGTCGTGCAGGTGCGCGAGCAGGTGGTAGTCGAGCTGATGAGTCACGCCCTCGCTGTTCAGCATCTCGCAGTGCAGCAGCGCAGCCTTCTTCGCCACGGTCACCGTCGCGTTCTGGATCCACAGGTTGAGCACCGAGTGCTGCGAGCGCGGGTACAGCTTCCGACCGTCCAGGGCGACCAAGTACTTCTTCGTCTTGGCCCGCTCCTGCATGGTCTCGACCAGCTTCTGGAACGCAGGGTGCGCCTTGTAGAAGCGGTAGCGCACCTCGGCACCGTCGCGCCGTGAGCCACCAACGGCCTCGCCAAGCATCTGATCACCACCGCCGTAGATCAGTGCGAACTGCACAACCTTGGCTTGGGGTCGGCTGATGCCCAGCTTGTCCGCGTTGTCCTGGTGCGGATCCCCGTCCTCGCACATGCGCGCGAAGCGGCCGTTGTCCCAGTAGGCCATCGCGTGCGCGAGGAGCCTAAGTTCCGCGCCGGCGAGGTCGGTGCCCACCAGCTTGTACCCCGTGGGCACAGTCCACAGCGCCCGCATCTCCTTGCCGTAGGTGCTGCCGAGGTTCGGACACTGGCTGATGTTGGGGGAGTGGTGTGCCATGCGGTGGCTGATGGTGGCACCGCAGGTGATGAACTTGCCGTGGATGCGGTCGTCGTCCTGCACCAGGCCCAGCCACGAGTTCTGCCCCTCGGCAAGTTGGCCCAGACGCTTCTGCACCAGCAGGAAGTCCTTCAGCGCACCGGCCTCCGCGTACTCCGTCTGAAGTTCCTCGAGGATCGTCTCGCTGATCTTCGGGCGACCTTCGCTGGTGAACTCCTTCGGCTCCCAGCCGCGAGCCTGGAACCGCTCTGCGATCTGCGTGCGGCTGCCGGGGTTGAAGGGCACCAGCTTCGTCTTGGTCTTGAGCTGGATCTCCTTCGGCGGAAACAGGTCTTGGAGCTCTGCCTCCAGTTGGTCCTTCGAGGCCAGCAGCCGGCAGTAGAGCTTGTCGGCCTCCTTTCGATCGAAGTACCAGCCGCGGTCAGTCGCAGCCAGCATCATGTCGTGCGTCTGGTGCTCAAGCTCGATGGCTTCCTCGGGCACCTCCTGCTTCTCGAACTCCTGATACAGGCGGTACGTCACCTCGACATCCCGCATGCAGTAGTCCTCCATCTCCTGGCTCCACTTGGCCCAGGGGTTCTCCATGTCGTCCCCGTAGTCGTACTTCGGGAACCCAAGGCGCAGGCCCCACGCCTTCAGCGAGTGCGATCCGATCAGCTCGCGCGGGAGCTTCTGCCGCTTCCAGTCGATGTCGCGAATGTGCGGCCATGCGAGGCGAGCGCAGATCAGGGTGTCCTTGAGCTCGGCGTTGGTCTCGAACTCAGGGTGGCACGCGAACAGAGCCTGGAGGTCGTAGGCGATGATGTTGTGCCCGACAAGCACCTTGGCCTTCGACAGCGCATCGAGGCCGTTGCGAAGGTTGCCAGCCTCGTGGCTGTAGCGCCTCTGCTCGCCTTCGCCATCGATGGTGCAGATGCAGTGGATGACGGTCGGCTCCAGGCCATCGGTCTCCAGATCAAAGAACAGGATCTGCTGAGGGTCACGCACTAGAAGGGCACCTCGGTCTCGTTGTCTTGCTTGGGTTCAAACTCGGGCTCCACCTCGGTGTGCCGGCCTGTCACCGGGTCCCACCGCAGATGGGTTGCGACACCAAGCTCACCGCTGAACCTGTTCTTCAGGACTCGCACGGTCGTGAGGTTCGAGTCCTCACCCATGGTGTCGCGGCTCAGTGCAACGCACGCATCACTGAGCTGTGAGATGGCCTGTGAGCCACGGAGATGGGACAGCTCGATCTCTCCCCCTCTTTCTGCACTGCGTCCATCTACGCGGCGCAAGTGAGAGACCAAGATCATCCCAACACCCGTGGCTTCACAGACCTGACTTCGGAGCGCCGTCATGACGTTGTCAATCAGGCGCCTCTCGTCACCGTCGCCCCAGCCGGACACTAGGATCGACAGGTGATCGATGAACAGAACGTCCACTCGCTCGGCAACCCGCAGGTAGCGGCAACGAGCCAGAAGGTTCTCGCTGCTCATGGAGCCAAAGTGGTTGTAGACGAAGAGGCGGTCGCGCAGCTCGCGGTCGAACACCTCCTTGATCTCCTCGTCGGAGACATCGCTGCGGTCGAGGTGCAGCGCCTTCTCCATGAAGAGGCCCAGCAGCGACAGCCCAGTGCGCGCCAGTCCCTCCTCCAGCGCGATGTAGCCCACGCGCAGACCGGAGCGGATCAGGTGGACAGCGAGGCTGCGGCAGAACTGGGACTTGCCCACGCCAGTGCCGGCGCAGATGGTCACGAGCTCGCCGGCGCGGATACCGTGGAGCATGTCGTTCATGCCAGCCCACGGGTAAGGCGCAAGGCTCTCGGCGCCACGGTCCTCGAGGATCGCCTCCAGTAGATCGTCCCCCGCCACGATGCCATCCGGCCGGTACGGCTTGGCCTCCCAGAACGCCTGGACCAGTTCCTCTTGCAGACCTTTGTTGCA